GACTTTGTAAGCATATCGGTAACATCTTGCGCTAGTGACTGCAAAAGTTCACCTAGGGGGCTGTTTGGTTGTCCTTGAATAACCGCCTTAGATGTACCTAAGTTTAACTTTGCTAAGATGTTTATATCATAGTAACTGAAAGCTATGGTACACCTGCAACACCACAAGCATCAGCTACGAGTTCAACCGTTCAAGTATTCAAGGCTTGTTTATCAGATGTTGCATGGAGTGGCTATGACTATACAGATTACAAGAATCTATTATTCCTAACTAATTATCCACGAACCGAACAAGCATTTGTACAGCGTGGTTCTGATGTGTACTTGAACTTAATACAGGATGCAAGTAAGCAGCTAGAGATTAAACTTTATACAGCTAACGGAACGTTACTAGATACTTACACTAATACTCAGAACTACAAGATAGCGCAAATAAATACCAATACTTCACTACTTGAATCAACAGCAGGATTCACAAGTGGAGATATTGCATCGGCTTCTTATTATACCGTTCAAGTTGGAACTTCTGAGATATTCACATTCTACTTTTACGATGATTATTGTGGTGTTGCAGGTGTACCATAGCTTTCAGTTACTATGATATAAACATTCCCATTAGTAGCTGAATTTTGCCAAATAGCAGTCTTTCGTGTTGGTGTAGTTAGTAAGTTCTTTATGATTGGTGACGCATCCCAATGAGCGTATATTCCAACCTCAGGATATACAACATCCGTACTCACTAGGTTTGAATTGTAGTAAGTCTTAACGATATAACTAAAGTTAGCTTGTGCCGTTTGATTAGATGAAAACCTAAACGTTATCGGATTATCTGAAGGTGACCACTCTTGAGGGGTCGTATTAAAACTTACTGCCATGGTTCAACTATTGCTATTTCAATCGAACGTCCTAATAGATTCGATATTGGTTTTCTTAAATACTCTACTAACTTTTCATTCACCACATCTGTAAAGAATGGTCTTGGTGCTTTACCTTTCTTAACAATACTCGATTGAATAGCCCAAGCCCAACTGTCATAACTTTGAAACCCATCAGGTAATGTACTTCCTGTTGTTGGTATCCATTCAAGTATTGATTGATGAAACGAAACCGCTTGAGGTTCTTGCGTTCCCCATGCAGGTGCACCATGATTAACCTCACTACCATTAACCCCGTAGTTTACAAACTTCCAATAGAAGTCAGCATCAATCGGAACTGAAATAGTATTACCGTTCTGCTCAATCTTAGTAGGTGTTATTGACTGCCTTAAATTACGTGAGGCATTCACATCGTACCCATCTAAAGACTTTGTAAGCATATCGGTAACATCTTGCGCTAGTGACTGCAAAAGTTCACCTAGGGGGCTGTTTGGTTGTCCTTGAATAACCGCCTTAGATGTACCTAAGTTTAACTTTGCTAAGATGTCAGCTTCATTCATCTATTACTTAGAGTTAATTTTTTTCTGTTTGTGTACAAAATATTTAGCTTTATGATTTAAAGTGTAAATATTTAGATCCGTAACCGCATCCCAATCACCACCATAAAACTCTTTTGCTACAATGTCGATGAACTCTTCCCAGTCATACGGCTTAGGATTCTTACTATTTTGTTTGTCGCCTTTTGGCTTTCCATGGATAGCCTCATTGATTTTTCGTACTTCTGCAAAAAAAAAGCGGACGCACTTAAGAAATCCTGTAAATTCATGTCACGTTCAACTGTATTATATCTATCTCTTATCGGATAGAGTAGGTTTTTATTATCATCAGTTTCACCGTACTTCTTTGCCTTCGATGGATAGTAGAACAAACAAGCTGTTTTAATAGGGTCTTTCTCAATATTGCAGTTCTTACTCCAATCAATATGCCACCCAGAACCAACTTTGTGAGGCTCAATTAGGTTGTATTGTTCACCGCCTAATGTAATTTGCTTCTTTGGTGAACCTATGTGTATTCCTTCGTATAGTGATACGCAATGGTTAAACATCTTCCAAACATCTTTAACATCAATTGCTCGAATATCATTCACGTGTTCACCTGTAAATTCAGCTAGGAAATCACAAGCAAGTTCAAGTGTAACGTTACCATCAAAGATAGGATTAGTTAATACCTTCCAATGTTTTATTCGTAGGTCTGATGTTGTCTTAGGTAGGTGGATTTGTTTCATCTAAACTTATCTTTAATTGCGTTAATTCTAATTGCTCTTTCTGCTTGGTCGATCCCTTTACCTAGTGACTTCTGCTCGTCATGTCTGCGATAGATATAAAGTATCTCATTACAATATCCTAACTTACAACCGCCTTGCATTATTCTCATGTTAAACTCGTATTCTTCAGCACTTCTTATCGTTTCATCGAACAGTCCGAAACGCTCGAATACATCTCTACGGTACATAAGTGAGCCACCATGTATCACATTCGATTCTAACATATCAACTAAGGTGGGCTGAATAAGTCTTGGTTTCTGAATCTTATCACCACTTGTGAAACGATTGATAGCTAAACCATGAATGAAGTCATTACCTTCCATTGCACGAACAGAATCTTCAATACTGTTAGGCGTAAGTAAATCGTCATCACACAAGTACTTAACATATTCACCTGTGGCTTTTTTAATGCCTTGGTTTAAGTTGTAAGATACGTTACCATCTGATTTAGATTCAATAAGTTCAATCTGTCCTTTGTACGTTTGTAAGTACACAGAATCAATCGCATTATTTAACCAACCCCTATCTTCTTTGAATGGGATTATTATACTAACTTTTGGTAGTTTCATATCTCTAACAATTCTTTAATTCTAAATCCTGTTTCAATTACACCATGCTTAACATGGAAATTCTCATGTAAGGCTCTTTTAACTTCATTCACGTAATCTCTATTTTTAAGCGATTGAATGACCTCAATAAATTCTCGCTCAGTATCGGGAGTTAAAAACGGTTGTTGACCGTACACATCTTCATAAGCTGGTCGGTTAATGTTATTCGTTACAACTAAACAACCCATTGCGGTAGCTTCAAATGCTGATACACCGAAACAACCGTAAGGCTTACCGTTTTGAGCTGGAGCAAATAACTCTACATACACATCACATTCAGATACTCGCTTTAAATTGTCAGCGTTTGGAAGTAATCTAATATCCATTCTAATATCGAAGTCAGCTTTAAACCGTTTCAACATGGCTTCAATTTGCTTAGTGCCTTTTACTATATGGTTACTTGGGTAATGACCTATGACAACCTGACCTTTGTTGTTATTCTTTACAGGTTTTAAACTTGTGTGAGGTGCTAAGTATTCAAACGTTGGATTGTGTAGAAGGAACTCGCATTGGTCAGTGATAATCTTTCTACCTTTAAACAGTTCATCGAAGCGTTGTTTATTCTCACGGTATCTTGTGCCTGTATGATAGCATACAACATTAGGATGGTTACGAACTATCTTGTACAGCATTGCATCAGAATGAAACACCTGGATAATATCGAACTCTTTATAATGGTCTTGAATCCATGGTGGTGTACATTTCTTTGACTGTGACTGATAACCGTATGGATGATTATGTATTGAGTAGTCCTGACAATTTACACCAACTGACCGTAAAGCATTAGCGTTTTCATGGCTCATGTTACTAAAGTCGTGTGTTGATATGTTTAGTACTCTCATATAAAGCAACTGATTATCAGATACCACAAATATAAACTAATTATCGCTAATATCAAATATACTAATAATCTCATGATGCAAAGTATTTGCCCGTGAATGGATTTAACTCAAACCAATAGCGCATCATTATAGAATCCCAATCATCAGGTGAACGTCCTATCAACTCTTTTATTTTCTCTTTTGGCACTAAAGTCATTTTACCATCCTTATCCATATCCTTCAGTTTAACCTGCTCCATTTCTTCAGATACCAAATCTATAACATCACCACTTGTGCAAATTTCACCAGCGGTTCTTGATGATATTTTTTTAGCCATATGAAAAGAGCATTGCGCCTTTAGGTTTGAAAAGTTCTCGTCATTTAACGCTCTTGAATTATTGATAAATCCTTTACACTTTAAGAAGTCAACTACACCGCCGCCTACACCATCCTCATCAGCTACTATCTTTGATAATGGTATATTGTGTTTTGCTCTTAATGATTTAGCTAAATCAACAACCTCCACAAGACCTGACTTTTTTATTTCATATCGTTCTATACAAAGCCAATCATCCCAAATACGAATAACTGTTTTATCTTCACCTTTTCTTGCAACATCAATAGTCATGTATTTTACACCTGTTTGTTTAATATGCTCAGGCTTAAAGTAATCATAGATAGCATCATTATCAATTAACGTAGATGGATCATCATCGTATTCCCAATTACCAAAATATAATCTTTCTCTAGAGTTTTTATCTAATTGAAGTAATGATTGTAAATAACTTTCAGGTAGATGTTGATTATCTGTTGGTAATGCTTGAATAAACTTTCTGTAACTTCTAATTGATTTATCTTTGTTTGGCTTGTAAAACTCTTTGTAAGTCCAATTTTTAGATGGGTTACAAGTGCCTAGCATTTTAATATTTAGATTGAATTTCTTTAATCCGTATCTAATCCTAGACTTTACAACCTGCCATGCTTTATAAGTAACTTGGTTGCACTCATCAATAAATGCTCCTGTTATTTCTAATGAACCTAAACTATCAAACTCAGGATCTGATGGGTATAGAAACAAATCCTTTAGTATTATTTCAGCACCGTTATTCCAATAGATAATATTTGATTGAGCATTATAATTAAACTGCTCTGATATGTTTAGAATAGATGTAAGTTCAAAGAATGTGTTTAATGTTGTTTCCTTTAGACTTTTTAACTTTGACCGCCCCATTAACCATCTTGAACCTGGGTAAGTTTGGCACATTTCAATTAGCCATAAACAACCTAATGCAGACTTACCACCACCTGCTGCCCCACCATAAAGAACCTCATTAGTTTCATCATCTTTTAAATAGAATAATGCATGCTCTTGTTTAAGTAGTAGCTTCATTTGGATTTATACCTGATCCTAATTGAATTATAGTTGTTGGTAATTCTTTTCCATTTGTAGTTACATCTACTTTATCACCAAATTTTTTAGGCTTTAATTTAGACGCAATGAATTTTAAAACGTCAATCTTTAATCTGTCGCGTTGAATATGATTAACACCAACAAAAGGCTTTTCATCATCTGAATCATCCATGGCTATACTTATCATCTCATCTGCCATCTGTTCAGCTTGTTCTTCCTTCGCGCACGCGTATCGGTCAATTCTCGATTGTTCTTTATCTCTAAATGATATAAAAGAGTTTTTAGACTTCAATCCAAACTCCAAACAAATAGTCCCTATACCATGAATTGATGTTTCAATCCTTTGACATATTAACTCAAATGTTTCTTCATTCATTTTTGGCATCTTCCAGCTTTTTTAACAGTTCTTTAATCTTAATTCCGTATGGTGTCTTTTCCATCTTACGTCTGAACTCTCTTGACTCCTGGCAATGTAAGATATATTCTCTTCCAATAACCGCAAGAATAGTAATTGATTCATCTACTTTATTCCTGCGAATAAATAGACGTTTGATACTACGGATTAGTTTCTTCATTGTGCCAAAATTAATTCAATCAACTTAGCCTCTTTTGATTTGTGGTGGTATTTAATACCTTCCTTCTTACAAATATCTTGCAGCTGTTCCATTGATAGTTTTGATAGGTCAATCTTAGGCTGAATAGAAGCGGACAAATCATAAGATACAGTCTTTACATTGTCTTTTACTTCAGAAGTCACAACAGTATCGTTTACATCCACTCTAACAACATTTGCAGGTGTAGTTGGCACGATTGTACTTCTAACTGTTTTAGGCTCGTGAAAATCAACATAATTCTTTACTACGTTCATTGCAGTTTTGATACAACCTGAACAAGCAATGTCTAGTTTAACTTTCTTATTTACGAATATAAATTGTAATTCCTCAAACACAACCTTTAAACAGTTAGGCTCAACACCTCTTAAATCGTATTGTTGTTTTTCTACTTTAAAACGGATTACTTCTAATGCGTCTTGTGCTTCTTTTGATAGTTTCATTGTTTCTCTATTATGATTGATATTAGATAAGCTGCTATTGCTGCCATCGGGTCAAGTGTTATTAGTAGTGTAGTCCAAAATGTAAAACAAGAATAGCAATCAGGGAACGCTCTATATTTTGTTAACTTCCATTTTAACGCTCGTTTTATTAAATAAGGAACGTTTACTTTATTATGTAATATAAATGCAATGAACCAACCAATCAAGGCTAGTTCAATCCATGTCCAATTCTGTATATCTTCTAATAATTTCATCTCTTACAAAGTTACAAATTTTTGTTATAGTTCTATGATTTAGTTTTGTTTGTTTGCAATATTTTGTTACCGAACTGCCTAAGTAACAATCTTTAAATACTTTTACCTCTAATCCATATCCATCAATTTCCATCTCTAGGAATATCCTATGAAGTAGAATAGCATCGTAGTTTTCAATAGATAATTCTATCTGTTCAACATCTACTAATTCATTAAAGTGAATAGGTCTGAATAAACGATTAAATGATGAATTACGTCTAAACAATTCATTATAAATAGATTTCTTTACGTATGTATCTAAGTACTCAACT